TGGGCTGGTAATTCTTATCTTAGATTTCCTATACAGGCAACGGGATTTGCATTTCAAAAAGGACAGTTACCTAGACCTAAAATATCTATCAGTAATGCTACAGGATTTATTTCAGCATTACTTTTATCAGTAAACCAAATTTCAGTAGGTAATGATTTAACAGGAGCCGTAGTGACGAGAATAAGAACTCTTGCTAAATTTATCGATGCTGCAAATTTTGCTAACGGACAAAATGCGACTGCCGATCCAACAGCAGAATTTCCACAGGAAGTTTATGCTATAGATCGTAAATCAATAGAAACTAGAGAAGTTGTAGAATTTGAATTAGCAGCACCAACTGATCTAGTAGGTATGAAAATTCCAAAAAGACAATGCACCCGTAGACTTTTCCCTAGCATAGGAACTTTCTCTTAATGACTTGGAAAGATAAGGCATTAGCACACGCAAAAGACCAAGATCCAAAAGAATCTTGTGGTTTATTACTGAATGTTAAAGGTAAGGAAAGATATTACCCATGCCGAAATTTATCAATAACCGATCATCAATGTTTTATCCTTGACCCCGAAGATTATGTAAAAGCAGATAGTGTCGGTGAAATAACAGCAGTTGTTCATAGTCACCCCATAACACCGCCCACTCCTAGTCAAGCAGATAAAATTAGTTGTGAAGATAGTAATTTACCTTGGCATATTATCAATCCAAGGACAGAGCAGTGGGCATATTTAGAACCATGTGGCTACAAACCACCATTATTGGGTCGTCAATGGGTATGGGGTATCACTGACTGCTGGAGTTTAGTAAGAGATTGGTATAAAGAAGTAAAAAATATAGACCTCAGAGATTGGGATAGACCCAAAACACCAGAAGAATTTTTACATAATCCTTTATTTGAAAGTTGTGCATGGAGAACTGGATTTAGAGAGTTAAGATATGATGAAAAACTAAAAGATGGCGATGTTTTATTAATGTCAATATTACATCCAACTTTAAATCATGTAGCTTTATTTTTTGAAGGAGATGTAATCCATCATTTAACCGATAGACTATCTTGTAGAGAGCCTTATTCTGAATGGTTGTTAAAATGTACTGGAAAGAGGTATCGGTATGTTGCGTAAAATAAAACTATATGGGCAACTAGCGGAATTTATCGGACATAAGGAGTTCGAGGTAAAGGTTAATAATCTAAGTCAGGCTATTAGTTTTTTGGTAAATAATTTTCCAGAAGTAGAAGCATATATGAGTCCTAAATACTATCAAGTTAAAGTAGGAAATTATGATATAGGCGAAGATGAATTTAGTTATCCTATCGGAAAACAGGATATACATTTTATTCCTGCAATAAGCGGTGCTGGTCGTGGCTTTGGGAAAATATTGTTAGGGGCAGCAATGATTGGTTTAGCATTTTTTATACCTACTCCTGGAGTACCATTAATTAATGCAACAAGTCCTTTGCAGTTTGGTGGAGGAGCATTATTTACTGGAGGAACAGCTATTGCTAGAGGTCTTGCTTATGTTGGAGCAGCTTTAGTATTGCAGGGAGTTTCTGATTTACTATTCCCATTACCTGAACTTGATGGGATGGAAGAAGACCCACAAGTATCTTTTAATTTTTCTGGAATACAAAATACTTCAAGGGCTGGTACTCCAATTCCGATAGTTTACGGAGAGATACTTACTGGCTCTGTAGTAATTTCAGCAGCTATTGACACTAATCAGGTGGAAGCATGACTAATAACAACAAACCTATTAAAGGATCTGGTGGTTTATTTGGAACACCTAAACCTCCAAAACCTTATCGTGCACCAGATGACTTAAATAGTAGGCAATTTGCGACAGTTTTAGATTTATTATCTGAAGGTGAAATAGAAGGTTTTGCAACAGCATCAAAAGAAGGTAGAACAAAAGGAACTGCTGATTATTTACAGGCAGCAAAAAAAGATATATTTCTCGATGACACACCAGTTCTAAGATCTGGTGCTGATAGTACAAACCCACAACCTGTTGACTTTAATTTTGATGATGTAGGATTCGACACTCGATTTGGAACAAATAACCAAACTCGTCTATCTGGAATACCAGCAGAAAGCAGATCTCCCGTAGATGGAGGTGGATTTGTTACTAATGTAGATGGAACTGACGCATCAGGAATATCTGGTTCTAAAAGTGTACAAATTACTAATGTAGATGTTGATGCTGTAATTATTACGCTAACTTGGAATGTTATTCAGATACAGGCAGACAATGGAGATTTATTAGGAGATACGGTTGACTATAAAATCGAAGCTATATACAACGGTACTGTAACTGAAACACCTATAACCAGTTCAGTTACTGGTAGAACAGCAAATTCTTATGCGAAAGAACATAGAATTAATGTAAATAGAACTTATTTTAATACTTCAGGAAATACAGCTACGTTTAGAGTGATTCGGATTACCAAAGATGGAGATGGTGTTACAACTTTTAACGCATTTACATTTACAAGTCTCCAAGAAGTTATAGATGATTCCTCCACTTATCCTGATAGTGCTTATTGTGCTCTACGAATAGATAGTAAACAATTTAATCGAATCCCAACAAGAATGTTCCGTTTGCGAGGTATTAAAGTAAAGATACCTGGTGCTGGAGCCAATAACTCTGGAACTCCTACTGTTGATAATGAAACAGGAAGAATAGTATACCCATCTGGTTATATTTTTAACGGTGTCATGGGTGCTGCTGTTTATACGAATTGCCCTGCAATGTGTTTATTAGATTTGTTGACTAATACTAGATATGGTTTAGGAGATCATGTAAAAGAAAGTGATCTTGATTTATTTAGTTTTGTCGCTGCTAGTAAGTATGCAAATACATTAGTTAGTGATTTAGCTGGTGGGTTTGAAGCTAGGTTTAGCTGTAACGTAAATATTCAAAGTCCTAAAGAAGCATTTGCAGCAATAAATGAATTAGCTGGTGTTATGAGATGTATGCCTATATGGTCTTCTGGGTCAATTAACATAACTCAAGACAAAGATACCACTGCAAGTTATCTTTTTAATTTGTCCAATGTTGGGCCAGAAGGCTTTAATTATCAGGGTACAAGTTTAAAACAACGTCATGCTGTTATCTCTGTTAGTTACTTCAATATGGATTCTAGGGAAGTTGATTTTGAAGTGGTAGGAGATGATGGCACTGATGAAGACAATGCGAGACAGCAAAAATATGGTTCGGCAGTAAAACAAGTAAAAGCATTTGCTTGTACTTCCCGTGCACAAGCACGAAGATTAGGCAGAGCAATTTTATTTGCAGAGCAGAATGAATCAGAAACAGTTACTTTTACGACTTCAATAGATTCTGGTGTTGTAGTAAGACCTGGAACTGTTATCGAAATAAACGATCCAGTAAGATCAGGAGTTAGACGAGGTGGTCGTGTTGTAGCAGCAGCAAATACTGTAAATCCTCCTACTATTACTATTGATTCTGAAAGTTCTACACCTTTAACCACGGTTGACGATAACGGAAATATCACTTCTGGTCCAGGTTTAACTGTTCAACCAACTATTTCAGTTGTTTTACCAAATGGAACTGTTGAATCAAAAGCTGTTGTAGGTAATTCATCGGGCGTTTTAACTTTAGATTCTGCTTTTTCATCAGAACCAAATGAAAATGCTCCATATGTCATATCAAGCACGACATTACAAACTCAATTATTTAGAGTTATATCAGTAACAGAAGAAGATGACGTTGGTTATGTAATAACTGCTTTGTCTTATATAGCAAATAAATACGCATTTATAGAGGGAGAAACCAATCAACTAGCAACAAGACAAGTTTCAACGTTGACTGCTAGAAAAGCTGCACCTACAGATTTAAATGCCATAGAAAAAATAATACCTATTAACAATGTTGCTAGAACAAAACTCATAATATCTTGGACTCCAGTAAACGGTGTATCTCAATATCTAGTTAGTTATAAATTAGGCAGTGGTAATTTTGTTTCTGAGATAGTATTTAGTAATAGTTTAGAACTTCTTGATACACCTCCAGGTACTTATACCATACAGGTTTACTCATATAATGTACTTTCGGAATTATCTTTTATACCGACAGAAATAGAATTTATTGCGAGAGGAAAAGTAGATAGACCTCAAGCTGTATCAGGACTAACTATTGAGCCAATTAATGAACAGTTTGTAAGATTAAGATTTAATCAATCAACTGAGACTGACGTTCTTCATGGTGGTCGTGTTTATATAAGACACACTAATAGAACAGGAGCAGCAGCTAAATTTGAAGCCTCACAAGATATTATTGAAGCTATTGCTGGTAACTCTACTGATGCAATAGTACCAGCATTACCAGGTACTTATCTTGTTAAATTTCAAGATGATGGCCGTAGATTTAGTACTGATACAACTACTGTTTCGCTCTCTCTTGTTGATATATTAGATTCTATTCTTGTCAAAACAGATAGAGAAGACACTAAAAGTCCTACACCTTTCCCAGGTAATAAAACCAATACGGTACTTTTTTCTGGAGCGTTAAAACTTACTGACCCTACTACACAACCATTAGGAGAGTACGATTTTCAAAATATCTTAGATTTAGAATCTGTATTTACTTTAACTTTAAAACGACATTTCCAATCTATTGCTTTCTTTTTAGGTGGCGATATAGTAACTGCTGTATATGCACAAACTGGAACAACCGTCACTATAACAAGTAACAGTCACGGAAGAGCAGTAGGAAATACAATTATCTTTGATGCAACGTCTGGTGCTGGAGTTGATGGAACATATATCATAACTTCTATTTCTACTAATACTTTTACTTTTACATCAGGTACTTCTCAAACAGTAACCACTTCAAACTGTACATTTCAATTTATAAACACATTTGAATCATTAATTCCTGACACTGGGCCTGAGTTTGGTGGGCCTCCTAATGGTGGACTTGATGGTTATGCCCAAGATGGTAATTTTGATGGTGCAGAGGCACAAAACACTAATGCTCAACTTTTAGTGGCTACAACAAGTGCTGCTCCTAGCAACGGTTCTAGTTATCAAGCATCAGATTTTAATGGAATAGATTTTAACGTGTTTGCCAATGGTGCGTTTAAGGGTAGAGGTTTTAAATTTAAAATTAAGTTAAATGCTGATGTTAGTTCGCAAAATATAAGTATTGAGGAGGCTGGATATACAGCAACTATGCCAGTTAGAACCGAACAATCTGCTAAAATAGACTCTGGATTAGGAGCAAAAACTGTTCCTTTTGCTTCACCATTTTTTGTTGGAGCTACAGGCATAACTAACATACCAAAACCTTCAGTAACTATTTCTCCACAGAATATGGCATCAGGTGATTTTTATGAGTTGCTTGATAGTAACATTACAGGTACACAATTTATAGTTCATTTTAAAGATTCAAACGGTGCTAATGTAAATAGAAGTTTTACATATAATGCTGTTGGTTTTGGTAAAGGAGGGTAGAATGGTAAAAAAGTATTTAATCTAAATGGCACAAGTTAGTTCATATAACGTAGCTAATCGTACTGGTGCACAAGTTCGTGCAGATATTAATGACATTTATGATGCTATAAAAACTTGCAACAGTGGGGTGAGCGATCCATCTTCTCCTGTAAAGTTTATGTTATATGGAGACTCAGCAGTAGGTGATGACAATTTAAAAATATATGATGGTGCACAATTTAGAACTATAGGAAAAGTTACAGAAGATAATTTAGGTCTTTTACCAAAAGCTGGCGGCACTATGGGAGGTGCTCTTTTAGTTAGTAGTACGGGTACTGCATCTGCACCAGCTTTAGCTTTTAGTAATGATACTGATACTGGTATATATAGAGTTAGTTCTGACATTCTTGGCATAAGTTGCACTGGTGGTGATACTTCTACTACTCCAGCTTCAGCAAATTTTGAATTTTCAAGCAGTTCATTTATATCAAGAGAAGTTATAACTATTCAAAAAACAGATGCCTCTGACGCTTATCTTGAGGTAAGAACTACAGGTAACTCTAATGATGCGTATATTGATTTAACAACCGACACTTCTAACGTAGGACAAGATTTTGGTTTTAGATTTTTAAGACAAGCGGCAGCTACTGGTAATTCTTATCTTCATCATAGGTCAGATGATTCTAATGCTGGCTCTTTATTTATTCTGTCTCAAGGTGGAACCAATGGAAGTATAATATTTGGTACAGGTGGAACACCTGCTGTACCGCCAGGAACTGATATTCCAGCTACAGAAAGGTGGAGAATAGACCCTACTGGTTGCTTAAGCTCAAACGGTCTTATTGCTTCTAGTTCTTTAACTAATCCAGGTGCTTTTTTTAATATACAGAATACTAATTTTGAAGGTTTAGCACTTGTTAAAAATAACACTGGTTGGGGTACTGCTTTATTTATTAACCGCCTAACTGGTGCTGGTACTGGTAATTTTTTAGAATTTCAATATAACAATAGCAATGTTGGTGCTATTTCTACAAACGGATCTTCAACAACTTATGCAACCGCTTCAGATTATAGACTAAAAGAAAATATTGTTGATTTAGTTGACGGTATTACAAGATTAAAAACTTTGAAACCATATAGATTCAACTTTATATCTGATACAAATACTACAGTTGATGGTTTCTTAGCACATGAAGTAACAGCAGTACCAGAAGCTATAACAGGCACTAAAGATGAAGTTGAACCCGAAGATAATGATATGAGAGGAGTTAAAAAAGGCGATCCAGTTTATCAATCAATAGATCAATCAAAAATAGTGCCTTTGTTGGTTGCTGCATTACAAGAAGCAGTTGCTAAGATAGAAACATTAGAGACTAAAGTCGCTGCACTTGAAGCAAGCTAATGGCAACATACAAAACTGCTAGAAAAAATTTTACAGTTCAAAGAAGGGCAGATTTTCCCCTTCAATTAAGATTCAAAGATTCTGCTGGTACAGTAACTGATCTTACAGGATACACTGTTGCAGCATCAGTTTACAATAATGATCGTAGTACGTTATTTGCTAATTTTAGTGTTACTTATACAGATCGACCTAATGGATTGGTTGATTTGAAATTAACTGATACTGATACTGAAAATTTTTCTTTAGCTATTCTTGATTATGACGTAAAATTAACAGATCCTAACGGTGATAAATTTTATCCTTTAGAGGGTAAACTGTTTATAAGTGAAGGTTACACAGCATGAGTTCTTCTAATCCTATTGCCATTGTTGAAATTATTAGCCAAGGGCCACAAGGTCCAGCAGGTGAGGCTGGAGCCCAAGGACCGCAAGGAGAAGGTTCTGCCACTGTTGCCATAGGTCAAGTAACCACAGGAAATGCTGGAACAGATGCTTCAGTTAGTAATGTTGGAACTACAACAGCAGCTACACTAAACTTTACAATTCCTAGAGGAGATACTGGAGCGACTGGAGCAACTGGACCTCAAGGAGCAACTGGACCACAAGGGCCAGCAGGAAATGATGGTACAGACGGTAATGATGGAGCTACAGGTGCAACAGGCCCGCAGGGTGCGACAGGCCCACAAGGACCAACTGGTGCAACAGGCCCACAAGGTCCTGCGGGTGCTGATGGAGCAGACGGAGCAGATGGAGCTATCAGTGATGGAGATAAGGGAGATATTGTTGTAAGTAATTCTGGTTCAACTTTTACTATAGATAATGATGTTGTTACTGCTGCTAAGTTAGCTGACACTTCTGTTACTGCTGGTAGTTATACAAATACAAATATTACAGTTGATGCGCAGGGAAGGATTACAGCAGCAGCGTCTGGTTCTGCTGGTGGTGTTACTTCAGTTACAGGTTCCGCACCAATAAGTTCATCAGGTGGAGCAACTCCAGCTATCAGTATTTCAGCAGCTACAACATCTGCTGCTGGTTCAATGTCAGCTAGTGATAAAAGCAAATTAGATGGGATTGAAAGCAATGCAACCGCAGATCAGACAGCTAGTGAAATAAGAACTCTTGTAGAGGCAGCTACAGATTCCAATGTATTCACTGACGCAGATCATACAAAGCTAAATAACATTGAAACTGCTGCCACTGCTGATCAGACAGGTGCGGAAATAAAATCTTTATATGAAGCCGAAAGTGATACCAATGCCTTTACAAATGCCGAGAAATCAAAACTT